ATATGCTAGTATATAGTGGATGCGAATTAGAGCATTGGAGAGAACCTCTAGAAGGTAATACTTGCGCTCAAGTATTTCTTCATTATAACCATGTAAATGGTCCTTTTGCTGAAAAGAATAGGTTTGACAAAAGGCCGATGTTAGGTATTCCACCAATAAGGAATATATAATATATGGAGTTATATGTTACAAAAAGTAAAATTTGCACCGGGATTTAATAAACAAGTCACATCAACAGGCGGCGAGAGTCAATGGGTTTCAGGAGACAATGTTCGTTTTAGATATCAGTCACCAGAAAAAATAGGTGGTTGGGCACAATTAGGCTCAGTTGATATTACTGGTCGTAATACAGCTATCCATCACTTTGTAAATACATCAGGTATTAAGTATGCAGCATTAGGTACAAATAGAATATTGTATGCTTATTCTGGAGGTATCTTTTATGATATACATCCAATTAAAACAACTACAACATTAACAAATGCTTTTTCTACGACTAATGGATCGGCAGTTGTAACTTTAACATTTTCATCTGCTCATAATATAAATCAGTATGACATCATACTATTAGATAATTTTACATCTATAACTAATTCTAATTTTAATTCATCAAACTTTGATGACAATAAATTTATGGTAACTAGTATTCCAACAGATACTACACTCACTATTAACGTTGGTTCAAACGAAGCAGGATCAGGTGCATCAACATCTGGTGGTATTAGAGTTAGACACTATTATCCAGTTGGACCAGCAGTTGAGGTTGCATCAACTGGTTGGGGTCTTGGACCTTGGAGTGGATTTAAATCAGGTCAATTTACATCTACATTGTCCTCATCAATTAATACAAGTGTAACATCTTTAACTATGGCAAGTTCTACTTCATTTCCATCATCGGGAACAGTTATTATAAATAATGAGCTAATTACATATACAGGTAATAGTGGTGGAACTTTATCAGGGCTAACTAGGGGTGCTAGTGGTACAACTGCAGCCTCTCACTCATCAGGAGATACCGTAACTGATGCATCAAACTTTTTTGCATGGAACGCTGCAGCATCTGGAGACATTGTAACAGCACCAGGTTTATGGTCATTAGATAATTTAGGTAATAAACTTATTGCAACGATTAATGGTGGTGAAAGTTTTGAATGGAACTCAAATCCAACGGGCGCTACAGATACAAGAGCAACAATTATAACTAATGCTCCAACTGCATCTGCATTTAGTATTGTATCAACTCCAGATAGACACTTAATATTTTTTGGTACAGAAACAACTGTTGGTACATCTTCTACACAAGATCCAATGTTTATAAGATTTTCATCTCAAGAAGATATCAATACATATACACCATCAGCAACTAACACTGCTGGTACACAAAGACTTGCAGATGGATCAAAAATTATGGGTGCGATTAGAGGTAGAGATGCAATTTATATTTGGACAGATACTGCATTATTTATTATGAGATTTGTTGGTCCACCATTTACTTTTTCATTTCAACAAGTAGGTACAAACTGTGGATTGATAGGACAGAACGCAGCCGTAGAGGTTGATGGTACAGCTTATTGGATGTCAGAAAATGGTTTTTTTAGATACACGGGTAAACTAGAATCATTACCATGTTTAGTAGAAGATTTTGTATTTGATGATATTAATACAACTCCTAAACAACATATTAATGCAGGGCTAAATAACTTGTTTGGTGAAGTTATGTGGTTTTATCCAAATTCTGGATCAGGCACAGTTAATAGGGTTGTAACTTATAACTATTTAGACTCAACTCCACAAAGACCTGTGTGGACTACAGGCACATTAGCAAGGAGCGCGTGGCAAGATTCTGCTGTATTTGGTAAACCTCATGCAACAGAATATGATTCAGATGGCACAACTGCTACAACAGATGTTAATTATATTTTTGGTAATAGTGATGGTACATCAACTTATTATGAACATGAAACAGGCTTAAATCAAGTTAAAGAAGGTGCAACGACTGCAATCACTGCATCAATTGAATCTGGAGATTTTGATATTGGCCAACAAGGACTACAAGGTGATGGTGAGTTTATGATGAAAATAAGAAGAGTGATACCTGACTTTTTATCACAAACAGGAGATGCTAGAATAACATTAAACTTAAGAGATTTTCCAAATGATACATCAGCTAGTTCAACGCTTGGTCCATTTACGGTAACAAGTGGTACACAAAAAATTGATACACGAGCTAGAGCTAGATCAATATCATTAAAGATAGATAACACAAGTACAAGTCAGTTTTGGAAACTAGGTACATTTAGAATTGACTATCAACCAGATGGTAGAAGATAATGGCAAGAATAGTACAATCATTAACACAACCAAACGTAGAATACGATCAACAAACTCAACAGTCTTTTGTAAGAGATGTAGATAGTATAGTGCAAAAATTAAACACTACTTATCAACAAGATTTAAAAGACGAATCAGAGGTGGAGGCTTTTTTCTTTGGCTAATTCATTTGTAAATAAAAAAGCAGATTTAACATCTACATCGGCTACAACACTATATACAGTGCCATCAGCTACAACAGCTGTAATTAAATCTATATTGGTATCAGAAGACTCTGGAAATGCTGATACTATAACAGTAACTATTACAGATACGGCTAATGCTGTATTTAGTCTTTTTAAGACTAAATCAATATCAGCAAATGCAACAACAGAATTATTATCAGCCCCTTTAGTATTAGAAGAAAGTGAAGTATTAAAGGTAACTGCGGCGACAGCCAATAGACTTCATGTAGTCCTTTCAGCCTTAGAATCTAAGCCTAGAGAGGTTACAACATAGTCTTGATTTACTTGTGAAAAACAAGTATTAATGTAAATTCAGGTGCAATCCCTGCCAAAATAATATAATAAAACAATTGACATATATGATAACAAGAGCTCACATTAGAAGACAATTACGTGCATCAGGTGGAATAACAAATGCCATGAACGGTTCTATTGGTGGTGGTATTATTCAAGGAAATCCAATGGGCACTAGAACAGGATATTTTAATCCGTTTAAAGCTGTTAAAAAAGGTTTAAGTAAAGTTGTCGACGTTGCAAAACAGGTTGTTAAAAGTCCAGTAGGTAAAGCTGCACTAATAGGTTTAGGTGGAGCAGGTCTTATGGGTATGGGACCTTTAGCTGGTCTTGGTGGAATTGGTGCAAAAATAGGTGGCTTTGGAAAAACTATGTTAGGAAGTTTTGCAAGTCAACTAGGCCCACAAGCTACAAGTGGTTCTGGATTATTGGGATTATTAGGTAGAGGTAAAAGTGCTTTAAGTAATATGAGCGGGCTTACTAAAATGTTAGGTGCAGGAGGTTTGATAGGATATTTTGCATCTAAAGGTGCATCAGAGGAAGAAGCAAAAGAATTAGCACAAGATGTTTATAGAGGTAAAGGTATTGGGTTTGATCAAATAAGAGCTGATTTAAATAAATATAGAAGTGGTGATTTAAGTCAACAACAAATGTTTGATAAGAATTATAGGTTCTTAACACCTAGAAACTTTATTGGAGCAGCGGGTGGCAGAGTTGGTTTAAGATCAGGTGGAGATCCTTTACCAGAAGATCCAACAAAACCAGTTAATCCTTTTCAACCTAAACCAACAGGACCTGTGTTACCTAATAAAATGGCAGAAATACCTAAAGGTCTTACAATGAAAGACGCTATAAAAACTTTTAAATTAAGTAATGGTCGTGATCCAAAAAATATGCAAGAAGTAATAGAATTTTTTAAGAATAGAAAGTTATCTGCTCAAGGCGGAAGAATTGGGTATGCTGGTGGTGGCGGGCTACCAGTAACTGATAAGGATTTAAAAAACGTTGTTAGAGATTTTAATAAACAAGCAGAATTAAGCGGTCAACCTTTTATGACTTTAAAAGAGTTAAAAAAAATACTTGGAGATAAAAGAGGAAAAAAATATAAAGTCGGTAAAGCAATGGGCGGTATCATGAATATGCCTATGGGTAACATGAGAAGAAATAGAGCTGGTGTTATGGAAAGAGACTACAGAGACGAAGGTGGTTTTGTTCCAGTTGGTGTAAAAGAAAAAGCAGATGACGTTCCAGCAATGTTATCTAAAAACGAATTCGTAATGACCGCTGATGCAGTAAGAGGTGCAGGAGACGGTAACATAAAAAAAGGAGCACAACGAATGTATGATTTAATGAAACAAAATGAAGGTAAGGTAGTATAATGGCAACAGAAACAGTAAGAAATTTACCCGCACAGTTTATAGAAGATTTAGGTAGAGATTATGGAACGCAGTTAGCAGCGTTAACATCTTTACCAGTTGATACAACTAAATTTAAGCCAACAGTTGCAGCGCAAGACCCACTTCAAACGGCAGCTTACCAACAAGCAACAGACCCTACAAAAGGACTTGGATCTTTTCAACCATTTTTAACTAAGGCTGGAACTGCAGCAGATGCAGCAACGGCATTAACAGGAACTGGAGCAGGTACAGGTGCGGGCTCTATTCAATCTTATATGTCACCTTATCAATCAGATGTTATTGATACAACGTTAACTGAATTTGATAGACAAGCACAAGCTCAAAAAGCAAGTCAAGCAGCGCAAGCATTAGGTATACCTGGTGCATTTGGTGGTGGTAGAGAAGGTGTATTACAAGCACAGTATCAATCAGAAAGTGACAGGAATCGAGCAGCTTTACAAGCAGGTTTATTACAACAAGGATTTCAACAAGCACAAGCTTCTAGACAAGCGGATCTAAAAAATCAATTAGGTATCTCGCAACAACAAGCAACACTTGGTGGTGGTATGCAGAATCTAGCACAACAACAAATATCTGGTTTAGGAAGATTGGGCGGCGTGCAGCAAGCACAACAACAAGCTATTGAAGATGCAGCAAGACAAACAGCACAGACACAAGCGTATGAACCTTATCAAAGATTAGGTACATATGGTTCTGGTGTTGCATCATTAATTTCAGGATACCCAGGATCAACACAAGTAACACAAACACCACAAGCTAGTACATTACAAACTGCATTAGGTGTTGGCACAGGACTTGCTGGTATCTACGGCGGACTAACTGGTAAGAATCCTTTTCAAGCAGTTGGGAAAGCGTTTGGATTTTAATTATGTCTAGAACCTTAACAAGACCAATGTTTAAAAAAGGTGGTATGGCTCAAAGAGAAAAGTATATGGGCGGTGGTATCAAGACTATAAGACCTAAGTATATGGGTGGTGGTATGACTGGTATTATGTCAGGGATTAGACCTGATGCAGGCTTAACGCCTAGGGTTGGTTATCAAGAGGGGACTACCATGTTTAATAAATTTTTAACTGACACTCCTTTTGGAAGAGAACTTCAAAAAATAGCAACAGCTACTAATAGAAATATAGCAGATGTAGTTACAGCTGTTTATGATATGGGTGGAGTGCCTGCAAATAAAATAACAGAATTTTTTACAGGGGCTAATCCAGGTTTTTCAGGAACAAGATTTACACAACAAATTCCTATCATAGGAGAATCAATCGCTGAAAGAGATCCAGATAAAGCATATTTTTTTGGAGCTACAACAGACGCGGCTCCTAAAGCAGGAATATTTGCTAGCGAAAAACCTGTAGTTACAACAGCCAAAGGACCTCCAGGTGGAGGAGATAAAAAAATGTTTTCAGATCCACTAAATACTACTGGTGGTGAAAAAGATATTAAAGATGAAGAAACTGCTTTAATGAAAGCATATAAAGAGTATGCACCTATTTTTGAAAAAGAATTAGGGGTGTCAGATGAAGATACTAAAAAATCATTATATTTAAACCTTGCTAAATTTGGTGCAGGTATACTAGCTCAACCTGGTGGAGATCTAGTTGGAGCAATTGGTAAAGCTGCAGAAAAACCATTAGAAGGTGCAGGAGAAACTCTTAAAGAAAAAAGAGATTCTAAAAGACAGGCTAAACTTCTTGCATTACAAACAGCTATTAAAGAAAATGAAGGCGGACCATTAGATAAAACTTTAAAAGCAATTGCAAAAGCTCAAGGATATAAAGGAAAAGATAAATTAAAACAAGCATATGACGATTATGTTGATCTTCAAACAAATGACAGAACTTTCCAAGCAGCAGAAACAAAAAGATATGCTGAATCTGCTTCATCACTTGGATTAAAATTTAGTAATCAAGAAAAATATATATC